TGGACATACTGTAAAAGGAATATCACCACAAGATAAAGGAAGCAAATGGACATTAGATTATGCCATGTCCGTAATTAAAGGAATGAAGCTTGAAGTAACAGGAAACAAAAAATTATCACAAGATGAAATTGATGCATTTCAATTAGCGTTAATATCAAAAGCATATTTCAAATGATACAGGAAAAAGTTATTAGAAAACGTCTTAACAATCTTGAAAAGATTTATATAGCTGAATCGATTAAGGATAAAAATAGGCAAGATAAATGGTTTATGGGCATTATTGAACAACGCATGAAACAAGAGAAAACTAAACTTTCACTATTAAAAATAGGTACACATGGCTGTTAAAACTTATGGACTGGACAAAAAGCAAATAGCACTTTGTGATGCTATGATAGCAAAGTATCCAAAAGGAATTAAGACAAATAATGTTGTATCCTCCGCATCAACACTTGTATCTTTTTATAATTCGAAAGATGAAAGAAACAAACAATTTTACCAGTATATGAATCCGGAAAGAATGGTATCTTTGCTTTGGCAGGTAGTTAAAATAAACAACGAGAAAGAGGATGTCAAAGAAGCTGCGGTTAGAATGTTAAATAAGTTATTGCAGGATATAGTTGTTAATTAGTGTTTGTTGATGTTTAAGGTGTTTAAGAGGCGCAAGAGAGATACTTGCGCCTTTTTTATTCCCACACTACACCTTGCTGCACAGCGTAGTCTAAGATGCCCTTTGCGTGCGCTTTAGCAATACTCTGCTGCCAAGACAAATCAATCATTAATCCTGCATCAGAATAATTGGTAAAGAATCCATTCTCCGACAACACCGCAGGCATTGATACACCTGTAAGCATAGTAAACCTTGCCTCCCTATCTAAATCACCATCTAAATAATCAGCTCTATGCACCCAGCCTGGTGTACTACTCTTTACCTGCTCCCCGATGCAAGTCGCAAGCAAATCCGCTTTCGTTTCTCCTGGTGATGTAAATATCTCCCATCCTCTGGCAGTTGTTGCTGCGGCTGCATTGCCATGAATAGAAACAAGTACAGAGTGTTTAGCTACAGATGCGTAGGAGTTGGCAAGTTGGCAGCGTTTATTCAATGTTGTGTCATTGATAGGCTCGTATATCTTTTTAACTGAAAAGCCATAGTCAAGGAGGTACTGCTCTAAATAGTTCGCTAAAGAGCGATTAAATACTCCTTCAAAAAACCATCCATACGAATGAAACTTGCCTGTGCGATGTTGGTAGCACTTTGAAGGATAGGTAACATATTTCTCTGGGCCCGTTCCGTTTCTCATGCCACCATGCCCGGCATCAAGGCATATTAAAAATTCATTTGCTTTCATGTTTTATATTTTTAAGGGGAGAAGAAATTAATCAACTCCCCTTGGCACTAAGGTAGCGACTTCTCTGCGCCTATAATTTAAATCCGATGAGCGAAAATGCTGCGGAAATTATAGAAAATTTTGGCGGTAAACTAACCGAAATCTCCTTCCCAGCACACTCTCTTGATGTCTCCTTAATCTTATCCCAAATGATTTGAGCCAGTTGGATGTATTCGCGCCATGTAAATTTCACTTTGTTGCCTTCAAGATGAACATTTATCTCCGAGGCTAACTCCGCAAAGTTCATTGAGTAACAAGCCACGTCGCCCATTGGTGACTTTATTCCATCTGCATTTTTGAGGGCATCTTTTAAATTAGTCTGCATATTATGTTTTTTTAAAGTTTCTAAAATCATTGAATGAGTAATAATTTTTTCCATTGGCTTAACGATTAAAAAAACGTGTTATTAAAACGCCAAGATTTACACCTGTTATGCGTTTTATGTTTTCAGAAATAGAATAAAGCTCTACGGTTGCAATTAAAAACGCTGCCATGTATGTAATGTTGAAAGGAAGGCTAAAAGTATTTCTTGCACCTTCAAAAATAAGGATAGCACAATAATAAACTACTATTTTTTCTATTGTCCGATAAAGCCCACGGCTATTTATCTTTTGCCCTTCCTTCTTTGCCGCGAGGATTCCCGTTGCCATGTCAGCAAAATTTACAAATATCGTAAATATCAAAAATCCTTTTATCGGAATGAAAAACGAAAATATCCATCCGCAACAAATGGCATACATTATCTTTTCCCATCCAAGGTGCAAAAGGTTGATTAAGGTTGCTTTCATTATTCAAGTTTTATTAACCTCACGTCTCCATCAACCGTTGCAAATTTGCCCTCAGCATATTTATACAAGTCGTATTTAATGCCATTAAAGGCAAAGGAAACTTGATTAGTAAATGTAGATAAAAGAAGGTTGGTTGAAATTGTGTAAACTTTGCCGTTGTCTGGATTAAAGATTAAACGCTTATTGCTGTTTAATTGAATTACTCCATCAATGATTTCACCGTTAAAATTTAATTTCCAGTCACCGATAAACTTTGCCGTATCTCTTTGAGCCGTGGTAAAATAAACAGGCTTTCCGCTTATTTGTTGGTGCAAATCATTGTAGTAATTTATCCTTTGCACTGACTTAGCCTTTGTGATAATAGGCTTTGCATGAATAGCTATCGTGTTGCTTTGCCTTTCAGCATCTGTGACAAGGCTTTGAATGGCAGTTGCACTATCGCCTAATATTTGCTTTGAGCCCGTGACTGTGCTATCAGAGAAAGTCGTTTGCTGAATAATGTAATAAATGTTGCCTTGCTTTTGGATGTACACTGTGTCTTTGACAATGTCTTGGGCAAAGGAAAACAAGGGAAGGAATAAAAATAGGTATCTCATTTTATTTATTTTCAAGGTTAATAATTCTTTGTTCAAGGGCTTTGATTAAGGCTTGTTGCTCCTGTATGGCTTTGACTAAAATTGGTATAAATTTTTCAGTCATTAGTCCAAGCGCACTATCTTCTTTATCTTCATCTAATTTTTTTACAACTGCTTTGGCAAATAATTCTGTTGACAGTGCGCCTTCGACATCTTGCGCAATAAAACCTATTTCGTCAAATTCACTAAAATTATTTTCAGTTGTAGTTATAAAATTAAATTTAACTGGTTTTAATTTATTTATAATTTCTAATCCTTTATCTAAGGGTTGTATATTTTCTTTAAATCTTATATCAGATGTTGCAATAGTTGCATTAGTAGCAAAAATTTGAGAATTAACTTGTAATTTATATGCTCCGTTATCGGTTGCCCCATAACCAATATTTACTTCACCGTCACTTTTTATACGCATACGTTCATTAGTATGTCCAGAGGTATAAAAACGCATATCTGCGGCTGCCCTAACCATTAAAGACATACCATTACTTATCTCAGTACCTGTTCCGATAACACCAGCATCTTGAAGAAAGCCCCCAAGAGTCGTAAAATTTTCTCCAAGTGTTTCGAAAAATATACTGCCATTCGTTGAGTTATTATTACTAACATATAATGTTGCTTCCGTAAAAGTTCCAGCATTATTATTTGATAAAAATAAATTCGTTGCATCTGCATTAATATTATTAATAATTTTAATGCCTGTTGTAAAAGTTTTTGCTCCTCCGATACTACTTTGCGTTGTTGTTAAATCTACAAAGTTTTGCGTTGCGCTTCCCGTTCCACCATTTGCCACTGCCAAAGTACCGCCCAATGTCACCGCGCCACTTGTTGCCGTGCTTGGTGTTAAGCCCGTTGTTCCACCGCTAAAGGTTGTGACTGCCGTACCACCTCCTGCCAATGCCCAATATGTATTTGTTCTGTTGTAATGGTAAAATTTACTATTTACCGTATCAAGAATAATGTAAGCACTTGTATCGCTAAACGGTGTAATTACATTGGTATCATTTGCCACACCTCGCCAAATAAGCCCATCGGCACTCGTCTGTTCTCCGAGTGTTATTTTTTGATTGCCATTGCTCGGATACTGTGCCAAAGCAAGGCAAGGCAAAAGGAAGAGGAAGAGGGAAAGGAGTTGTTTCATGTTTATGTTTTTTAGTTATTAATTGGTACTTCTTTGCATAATTATCCAATTTGACCCATCACTTACAAGGGTAACGGCTTTATTATTCGTTGGATTTAAAATTGCTGTACCTGCACTACCAGTAGGAGGAGAAGTAAAAGGTATAACATTGGAAGATGCAGATGACACTTGCCCTGTGCCTGTTTGCCTAATATGCAATTCTTTGCCAGGATAAGTAGCTGCGTTTGGAAGGGTTATCGTTGTAATTACACTTGTATTTATATCTAACCATGTTGTTCCTACTCCAACTGTAAAAGACGAACTTGTAGAATTTGTGTAAGTTCTTTCAAGCCATGGCGTATTTACCCTGCCTCCAAATGTTCCCGTAGATGAAACGCTTAAAGTGCCCGTAAATGTTTTATTTCCTGCAAAACTTTGAGTAGTTGTATTAACTACACCCGATGCACTTGCTCCAGCGTCAGCTATTGTAATATTAGGCGTAGCACCTCCCGAAGATGAAAGAGGAGTAGATGCTGTAACACTTGTTACGCCTCCTGT